ACCAAAAATACTTTTTTCTTCTTCTGATAGTGGCGCAGTCACAGCATAGGCTCTAGCTATCAATTGTTCTTTTAGTACAGGATCAGTTTCAGCTGCTGCCTGTTGTAACAATCCAGCAATATCTGGATTAGGAGGAAAATTAAATGTACCGTAACTAACTGCCATTTGCGTAAACATCTCCACTGCCAGTTTCTGCTGCATTAGGAACCCATGAACCGTGTCCTCCTGTAGCATCTCCTTGTCTATGCACAAGTTTACCTTCAGCATATACATTATCAGATGAACCAACCGCTGGATCGCCGCACTGTGTTTTGTCATCTACACGTATGACAGGTTTATTATTTGCATAAACAGTGGTTTGCCCTGCAACATAATTAAACTGGTGGAAAGGATTAGGAGTAGGACTAGCATGTCCTATGTGTTTATCTACTTCTGCTCTAACTACACCAGGCATGTTATCTCCTTAAACCATTTGAATTCCACTTGTACTTGACACATACTGTTTTGCCATGTCTGCTTCTGTCTTGTGTACAAATACAATTGCACTTTTATTTATAGCAATTTTTTGCTGTGGATCTACAGTAAATGTCCAAGGACCTAAACCCAAACCTTGCTGTGTTACTACCACGGCTAATGGTTTAGTTACAGTAATAGTTGAATTGTTTTCTTCAACAAAACGTGCAACTACTTCATCACCTGCAATAGTTCTAAGTGTAACTGTATCGTTTTGTTTGTATGGAGTTTCAATAATCATAGAGACCAGCCTGTTCCGTTGTAATTTGTTTCTTCCAAGTAAGTAGTAAGTTTATCATAGCCGCCAATTTTTGTGCCACCTACAATAATTTGTGGGAAAGTTCTTGCACCTGGAAATGTTTCTAATACTTCATCTCGTGTAAAGTCAACATCGAGTTGTTTATACACATACTTGAGTCCTCTGCTTTCACAAGTTCTCTTTGCTGCTTCGCAGTGTGGACAAGCAGGCTTTCCCCATATTTCTATCATAAACTAAATCCTTTAAATGTATCTGTGCTGACGTCTTGTTTTGTCCCGCCACTGACATAACTAGTTATCTCTGTTTCTTGTGGTGCTACTTGAACATCTGCACCCGAAATCCATTTTTGTGTCCAAGGAAGTGGATTAGCTTGTGGTACACTGTAAGGACTTTTTAGTCCTACGTTTGTCATACGTCTTGTGCAAATCCACTCAATGTAATCACTGAGCAGTTGTGTGTTAAGACCAATCATTGAACCATCTTTGAACAGATAATCTGCCCACGCCTTTTCTTGATCTACAGCATCAACAAACATCTTGATACATTCTGCTTCTGTTTCCGCTGCAATCTTTTCAAAGTCTGGATCGTCTTTCTTTAGAACTTTTAGCAACATCTGTGTACTTGCTAGGTGCAAGTTTTCGTCACGAGCAATTAGTTTGATAATCTTAGCGTTGCCTTCCATCTTCTTAAGTTCTGCAAACGCCCAACTACATGCAAACGATACATAGAAACGAACACCTTCTAGAATGTTTACGCTCATTAATGTAAGCCATAGTTTTTTCTTAAGATCGTATAAATCAACTGTAACTTTTTTGCCATTAACAGTGTGTGTGCCTACGCCTAACAAGTTGTAGTACATGCTGGTTTCAATTAGTTCGTCATAGTATTTGCTAATGTCACCTGCACAATCGACAATCTCTTCAATGTCCATCATTTCATCAAAGATTTTGCTAGGATTACTGTACACATTACGAATAATATGTGTGTAACTACGGCTATGGATTGTTTCACTGAACGTCCAAGTTTGAATCCAGTTTTCGATTTCTGGCAAACTCACAATTGGAGCAAACGCTTCTACAGGAGCACGACCTTGCACACTGTCTAGTAGAATCTGTCTTTTTAGGTTTGACGTAAAAATATGTTGTTCATGCAATGTTAAACTTTTAAAGTCTTTGCCATCCTTGTAAATGTCAATTTCTTCAGGACGCCAAAAGAATCCTAATTGCTTATCAGTTAGTCCATCAAAACTTTTATACTTTAGTGTATCATATCGTTGAATAGTTGGACCACCTGATGGATCAAGAAATGCTTTTACTTTGGTGTGGTCGACTCTGTTTTCTACGTCAAAAACGCTCATAATTATATTATCCTTTTAACTATTTTTAAAATAATAACACGCCATTGCCGGCGTGTCAAGTTTTATATTACACAACTTTCACATTCAGTTGTGTCTTCGGATACTGATTCAATTTCATTAAATTCTGTAAACATCTTGCTTACATCAACTTCGCCTGCACCGTCGTTGGTGTTGAAGTAATAAAGTTGCTTGCCACCGTATTTGTAGAACATAAGCATGTGTTGTAACATTACACTCATAGGAATCTTTTCATCTTCGTAGAATGCTGGATTGTAACTTGTGTTAACGCTGATGCCTTGGTCAATATACTTTTGTAGTACACTTACAATTTTAATATAACCTTCAGGAGACGTCTGTTCCCAAAGCAAATCATATTTGTTTTTAAGACGTTTGTATTCTGGTACAACCTGCTTTAGAACACCGTGCTTGCTTTGCTTAACCGAGATAAGCGAACGTGGTGGTTCAATACCGTTGGTAGCATTTGCAATCTGTGCTGATGTTTCACTTGGCATTAGTGCCATTAGTGTACTGTTACGGATGCCTGTTTCTTTTAATTGAGCTCTTAGACTATTCCAATCCATACGCTCAACGTGTGGAATAAGTTCGTCTAGGTCTTTTTTGTATGTTTGGTTAGGTGTGATACCGTGTCCATATTTGGTTTCCATTACACCTGAAATAGTGCCTTGCTCTGCTGCTAGATCTGCACTTGCTTTGATTAGGTAGTAACTCCATGCTTCTGCATACTCGTCAATCAATTGCAAACCTTCGCTGCTGATATCTTGGTATGTTAGATCATGCTTGGCCATCCAGTATGCAAAGTTAATAATACCAACACCGATAGGACGGCGTTTTTCTGTAGATAATCTCGCAGCAAGGATTGGATAGTTTTGATAGCTCAGTAGTGCATCAAGACCACGCACTGCTAGAGTACATGCTTTTTCAAAGTCCTGTGGTGTTTTAACATTACCCCAGTTGATAGCACTTAGAGTACATAGACTAATTTCACCTTCTGGATCATTTAAATCATTAAGTGGCTTGGTTGGCAAATCAATTTCTGCACAAAGATTTGATTGTCTAATAGGTGCAACCTCTGGTAAGAAGGCACCGTGGTCGTTTGCATTGTCAACGTTCTGTAGATAGATACGACCTGTGTTCTTACGCTCTTCCATGAACGAACTAAACAAGTCTATTGCTTTAACAACTTTCTTGCGTAGTCTTGTGTTACGTTCTGCTGTTTCATATAGCTCACGGAAGCGGTCTTGGTCTGCATAAAATGCATCATACAAGCCTGGTACATCACTAGGCGAGAAAAGAGTAATGTCGCCGCCTGTGATAAGTCTTTCATACATCAACTTATTAAACTGCACACCGTAGTCCATGTGACGGATGCGTGTTTCTTCTGTGCCTTTGTTGTTCTTTAGTACAAGAAGTTCTTCTGCTTCTAGGTGCCAAATTGGATAGTAGATTGTAGCTGCTCCGCCACGTACACCACCTTGACTGCATGACTTTGTTGCTGCTTGGAACATTTTATAGAAAGGAATAATGCCTGTGTGATATGCATCGCCTTTGCGAATTGGCGAACCAATAGCACGGATACTTCCGCCGCCGATGCCAATGCCTGCTTTCTGGCTTACATACTTAACTATAGATGAACTAGTAGCGTTAATGCTGTCAAGGCTATCATCAGTTTCAATAAGAACGCAACTACTAAATTGTCTTTGCGGTGTTCGTACACCGGCCATAACAGGAGTAGGAAGGCTAATGTCATGAAGAGATACTGCATCGTAGTAATCCTTTACCCACTGTAAACGTGTTTCCTTTGGATAGTTATGGAACAATGTTGCTGCAATAAGAATGTAACACATCTGCGGAGTTTCAAAAATTTCACCTGTAACTCTATTCTGGCAAAGATACTTGCCACGCAACTGTTCCATCGCTACATAAGTTAAATGATCATCACGCTCGTGTTTGATAAAATTGTTGATGCGATCCCATTCGTCGTCGTCATAATAAGAAATCAGCTCAGGATCATAAAATCCTTTTTCAGTGTTCACTTCAACTAACTTTTTAATATGCCACGGTTCGAAGCCATTGTATACTTGCTTACGCAATGCATAGTTAATAAGGCGGCCACCAACATATTGATAGTTTGGTGTTTGTTCGCTAATAAGATCTGCTGCTGCTTTGATTAGTGTTTCTTGTATTTCACTTGTCTGCATACCGTTATAAAATTGTATCTGACTCTTAATTTCTACTTCGCTAGGACTAACTCCTGTAATATCTTCACATGCATAAAAAACTACCTTGTGTAATTTTTCAATATTGAGAGGCTCTTTACGTCCATCACGTTTCGTAACTTGAATCATTATCTTATCCTTATATTATAACTTATGTAATTGGTTGCATGACATGCCGCACTTGACTACTAAAAATTGAAATATCTTTTTTGTCAATGCTTGTATCATTATAGTATCCAAATGGTTGATTGTCAACTAAAAGAAAATATTTCATTCTACTTTCTTTGTCGTCTAGTACAATATGTATCTCAAAATGACTCTGGGAAAAACGCTCGGTTAACTGTAGAGTGTAAAAACTTGCAAGTACTTTCATAAAGTCGCAGTACTCATTTTGCAATATCATTTCCCACGGATCTGGCCATGTGCTTTTATCGTAAGGGTCTGTTGCAAAATTAACTAAAGGTGCTTTGTTCCAGAAAGACTTTACCAAGTCAAACGGGTTGTCGGAGGTTTCTACTTGATCACGAAGTTCACGCCAAGCTTCAATCCTACCATAAAAATTTTTGTCAAACATACATTATGCCATGTGTCTACTTGTAAAGGTCAATTCGTCACTAGATGTTGATCCATCTGGTCCTTCATTGTCTACTTTAATTATCACCTTACTTGGATCTAATGGATCAGAAAAGGCATAGAACACCAGTGTATTTCCTCTAGCATCGTTACCTGCAATAGTATAGTTGTCGCTTAAAATAAATGAAGTAGTGTCTTTGTTGTAAGTTAAAGTTAGTGTACCTTCTCTATGCATATCAACTACTGCATCGCCTGCTGATCTTATTTTGTAATCATAATACACTTCAATTTTGCCTGAAGACACATCTGTCGGAAACTGTATTAAATCTGACTGTGTTCCTGCACTAACAAATCCAACAGGAACACTTGTTTTAAAGTTGTTTCTAAAATCTTTAGGTCCTTCAACTTCTGGCGGATAAGCAAGCAAAGGATCAACTGTACAAATTTGAGTTCTGTAGAAAAAGTCGTTGTTGCTTACGTTGCCATCTTCTGCAAAGTAGATAACACTTACACCAGGAGTCAAGTCTGTACCCGAGTTAACACCTACATCTTTGAATTTGTTGTTAGTTGAAGTATTCCATTGTCCATTACCAATGTAGATACCTTGTAGTGCAACACCAGTAAACGTACAATTTTCAATTGTATTGTAAACTGGTCCAGTGGCTTGTCCAGGAGTTGTGCCGCCTAATGTCAACAAACCCCATAAGAAGCCATAACCTACATTGTCTACCTTACAATTAACAAACTTGTTGTATTGGATATCGTCGTCGCTGCTGACTGCATAAGTTAGATTATTAAATTCAACATTATCAAACACGTTGTTTTCTACTGGATAAGCTGGTGCACCATTTAGTGCTAGTTCAATGCCCCATAGGTCAGCATTAGGTGCAGTTGCTTTACCAATAATGCCATCAACCCCTCTTGTCCATTCACCTTCGATTGTGATATCTCTAAACACGCTGTCTCGTGTATTGTTCAAACGTATAGCTTCTGATGTACTTGTAAAGTGTATGG